CTAACCGGCCTTGATTTCACCATGGGGAACGACGACCCAATCGATATGGTTTTGCGTGTAGATCTTGGTCGACTTAGCATCGCTGTGCGCCATTCGTCCTTGTGGATCGATGCCTTGCTGATCGAAAAGGTGTGCGGCCAGCGCTCGAATTTCGTGAAAGGTTGGTCTTTCGTCCATCGCCATTTGGTCGCATAAACCAAGTTTGTCGCGCACCGAGGAAAAGGACCGACTCAGGTAATCCGGTGCGATCTGCGTGGGGTGCGAAACCTCTTTACTACGTTTAACCTGCCGTTCCGGAATCCTGTGAACGATGAACGGGCTGGCCACATTATCGCGGCTATCGTCAATAATCCGTTTCAACTCCTCGCCTATAGGGATCGCCACATGCGACGCTTCTTTCTTCTGCACCTTTTGCCGGTGAATGTACAACGTGCCATAAATCCCGCTTTCCGGCTGTGCTAACCAAACGCACCCGCAGATGCCGTCTTTTGGTTCTCTGATGGCGTAACGGATCCGTGAAACTTCTAGGCGTGCGTGTGTTGTTTGTAATGCCAAATCCATCGCGGTCCGTAACCATGGTTCGGCTGCGCGCCTGATAGCTTTAAAGTTATCAAGTGAGAGGCGCTGGCGTTTCTTCTCTTCTGTCCTACGCATTTTTTTACGGGTTGCTGGGTTATCGAACATTAGCGATTCATCGACCGCATACGAGAATAGTTTTTTAAGAAAGCTGACTTTCCTGTTTTGTACGTTTGCTGATGCTTCGGCATGGTAGTGGTTTATATAGGCGTTCACATGCTCCAGCTCAATATCGCAAGCTGGTATGCTGATGAAGAATTCTTTCACCCTCAGAGCATCGTTGTTCCAATCGTCGAGTGTATTCTGTGAAGGGCGCTCATTCTCAATCGCTCGCTCCATAATATGATCTACGTGTTCAGCAAATGGTTTTGCCTCCCCCGTTACACCGCCAGATTCACGGACAAGTATTTCTACTGATGGTACATTTGCAGGCCTCATTCTGAGGTTGTATTCACGGGCTATAGCGATCGCTACAGCCCTGTCTTTACCGATATTCTTTTTTTTCCCAGTTATAAGCGTAAATTTATAAACGCCGCGATCTTTATCGAATATTAGATATTCGGGTAGATGGCGGTATTCTCTTTTTCTTGGCCTGGCTGCCATGGTTAACCCTCACTGATAAGCTGGCGAACCGTATGATTAACCATTGAGTCGACCCCCCATTTTTCAGACTCGCAGACCCAAACAGATCCGTCTACGATTTTGCCTGTGAGAAGTCCGTTTTCAACCCAACGTTTAATGGTTCGATTATCCGGGATCGAGTCTTTGGTAAATTCGCGTTTACCCCACTGACTCGCCTTCATTAGTTTTGCCATGACAGATTCTCCATACAGCCCGGCTGCACCCGGGCTTTCATATTTATAAATTATTGCTGGTGGGGCAGTAGACGTTGCCAAATTGCTGAAACGTATTTGGCCTGGTGGCGGGCATCGGCCAGTGCGTTATGTGCAACCCCATCGAATGGCATATCTCGCTTAGGATCGAAACCCACAACTCTGCCTAATGTGACGATGGTTCTGACGTCGTGATCGTTCCAAAATTGCCACGGGCAAACCTGGCCGGCGCGCTCATATGCGCCGCGCAATATAACGTTGTCGAAAGTAGCTCCATTGCCCCAAACTTTTAAATATTTCGGGTTATCAGAATGTCGGTTAATGAAATGGCTCAGTTCAGATAGGGCAGACGATATCGGCATCGCATCATCAACACAGATTGCTGATCGTGCTTCTGAGCTTTGTCTTAACCACCACAGAATAGTGTCACCATCCGGCACAGCCCCCTGCTCCATAGCGCTTTCAAGGTTAACGGCGGTGTAAAACTCCTGACCCAATTCACCGCTTTGCGGATTGAAGAACACGGCACCAATGGAGACGATAGGGGCATTCGGTTTTTTGCCCATGGATTCAAGGTCGATCATTAAGTTGTTCACGTTAAATATTCTCCTGTTTTGGTGCTGCTTTAAGCATTGCGGCGCGGCAGGCGTTCCATCCACTGACTTCAGCGATTGCAGCTACAGCGTCTATCGCATGCATTTTCGACGCTTCTGGCATCGGCTTTTCATCCGGCACTACTGGCGCTGGCTGCGGGGCGGCCCAGAGCTTATTGACGCCATCCGGCAGATTATTAAAATCAAACGTACTGCCCGGAATCCTGCCAGCCTGAATCCAGTCGTCTCCGTCAACCTCGATGAAAAATACTGGCTCTGCGTTCCTCGATGCTAGCACCTCATCAATCACATTTAACATATCCGCGAGAATGTAAGCTCTGTTCCCGCCGTTTGAGTACTGGGTATCATGCTGCAGGTGTTCGCGTATCTGGTGCAGGCGATCGAGTGATACAGGACCGTGCGCCGGGTGGTTGTTAGTTGTCATGGGTTAGTCCTCGAAGATTTCTGATTCCATCAGCAATATCCACTAACGTTTCTGAATAATCGCGCTGTGCGTCATTACCAAACTCAAACGACCCAGTATCTGTGTCATACCATCCGTGTTCGCTGTCGTAGGCTTCTCGTTGCTTATCAACCCAATTGGCAGCAGCAGATAAACCATCAAAAAATGATTCCCCAACTGGCATGAACGACAGGTCAGCGAAGAACCCACCGAAACCAAAGCTGATGGAATACACCATCCTACCGTGTGGTTTTATGCTTGGGCTTGTGACATCGTTCATTGCAAAACTTGAGGTAAATTCGTCCACCACAACCTGCGGCGCTGACGGCTTATCGGTCCAAGGAATACAAATCAGGTCGAAGTCTCGTGCCATTGTTCCGTGTATTGCCATTGCATAGCCGTGTTTTCGTGATATCTCAGCCAGCTCTGGATAAAGCGAACAATAAACCGGGGCCAAATTTGCTGGTTTCATCTCACTCCCCCTTCACGCCAATGCCAGCGGCGCGGAGTGCTTCTATGAAAATATCAAGCCCCTGATTAAATCCGATAGCCTCATAAAACTGTTTTGTGTGCATGTCCGGTGAATTGCGATATTGGGGCAGCATCACTGTCCGCGCCTCCAGTTCTGCTATGCGCTTCTCTGCGGCTTCCTTTTCCACGCGCAACCGACCAACCGTAAGCATCAGGTCTTGATTCTCTTCGTCGCGTTCTTTTGCGTAACTCTGCGCGGCTTCCAGCTCATCCAGCTCATCCAGCAGCGCCAGCACGGTGCCAGGGTTAGCGGCCTGTGAAAATTCTCTGTTGGCCCGAGCGTCTGGCCCCTCAAAGTGCGCGATTATGAAGTTGCCGTTGGCCTGGTCTTCAGCACTGCAAATTGCCTCCCAACCATCGCCAGACTCTTTAATCCATTCACCTGCGCTGGCTGACCGCGCCTTACTGCGCAGCGCCTGTTTGTTGAGTGCTGTCATTGGGCTGCTCCCTGTCTGGCGCTATTCAATAGCTGGTTAAACATCATGGTTAGGCTGTTACTGCACCCAAACGGCATATCGTTAACACGGTATGTTGGAATGCCCTTGCGAACACCTGACTTCACGATCCGGCCGGTGCCATAGAGTTGCGATAATGCGCCAGCGACCGCGGGTGTCTTTTTGTTCATACCTTTGGCGATTTCACCGCTGGTGGTATTCGGATGAGACTGGAGATATTCAAATACGGTCATGGCGTTTTACCTTTACGTTCCTGTTCCAATTGCACCAGAGACTCTTTTAATGCTGCGAACGTAGCTTCCAGTTTGGTGGCGACTTCGCGCATAAGCGGTGCATGCTTCGGTGGCAGTTCAGCAACGGAGGCAAAAGCCTCCGCAACGAGTTCTTTTACCTTCATGCGGCGCATTGGCGCAGCTCCACCAGTTCGTTAAAGCGGTTCATGAACAGGCCATAGGCTTGACCAGGACGGAGAGGGATAACCTGAACGAGATCAGAGCAGGGAATACCTTCGAGAATTTCCCACTTCGAACCGTCATCGATTTCCAGATCACGGCGCTCGGTAGCTAACATGGTTAGATCGGCATATTTCACGACAGCAGCTTGTTCAAGAGAGATACCGAATTTAAAGCGGATAAGCCCATCAATATAAGTTTCCATACGCTGGTAGTCAGGCAGCAAGGCTTTGAGCGGGGCTGGAATATCCTGGCAATATGCCTCCGCAGCGTCGTGCATCAGCGCTTCAAAGGCGAACTCTGGCGGCACAATCTGGCTTACAAGCACAGAGTGCTGGGCTACGCTGTAGAATTCTGGGAGATGCCCTGCGAATCGACAGATGTTGGAAAGAGCAGTCGCGATATCCTCAACATCGATATCGTCGATTGTGGCGGTCAGGTAGTTAAATTTTTTACCGGATAATGTCTGAATGTAGCTCATGGTTTTCTCCATATTGGCGCGCTGCACCGCGCAAACTTATTGGCCTGAATATTTAAAACAGACCACCTTGGTTTTTAGGTTGATTGCGTTTACTTTTCGTGATTTCAGTTTTCGAAACCTGTTTATCTGCCCATGCTTTCGCATGCCTCATCACGTCATCAAAAATTGCACCCTTTTTACTGGCTTGTGACATGCGCTTATATAAATCAATCGCTTGCCATGCCCCCCCTGCGCTACTGAAGAAGAAAAGCCTTGTTTTATAAGGATTTCCCTGACGTTCTTCTCAATAAATTCGATATGATTCATCTGCCCTCCGAACCAACCTTCGCCAGATTTGGAGTGCAGCAACCCAACCCATGCTTATGGGGTAATTGCTGCCTGGTGTTTATCGCTTGGCTTCGCCGCCGAGAGAGGTTGTTAATCCGTTAATGAGAGAGATAAGCTCGCCGGTCATTAGAACAAAGTCAGCGTCGAACCGCTGAGCCGCATCCTCACGGTCGATATCGTCGTTTTGTTCTGTAATCTCATTAGAGAACTTAAGGCGTTTGATGCTGCCGTCATCGCAAAGAACGAACTGAATGCGCTGTTGCCAGTCGATAGACAGCTTTGTAACTACTTTGCCAGCTTCCAGATGCACATGAATTTCGTCGCTGACCAGAGCCTGTTTTTTAAAGCGTCCGATACCGCCATTTTCAAGAATGGCTTTCAGTTCGGCTTCATCACCCAGGCCAAAGCCAGCAGGCGCACTACCGGAACGAACCCATTCGGTCATAGTTAGTTCGATCGGCGTTTCCATAGTCAGCGGTACCACCGGGAGAGAACCGAGAGTTTTACGAAGCAGGGCCAGTGAGTCTTCGGCACGTTTAGCGCTGGCTGCATCAACCATGATCAGACCGTCGGTGACGTTGATCCACAAACTAACAGTCGAGTTTTTGGAGAACGCCCGAGGAAGCAGGGAGTGCAACACTTCATCACGCAGCGAATCTTTCTCAGTTTTTTTGAGGCGACGCCCCTGATCGGATTCCAGACGCGACACACGCTTGCGCAGTTCTTCAGCAATGACAGGAGATGGCAGTATTTTTTCTTCCCGGCGAATAACCAACAACACTTGATTATTGACAGTGTGATGCAAGCGATCTGACAGCTGACCAAGTGGTGATACCCAACCGGTTTTTGCCATATCCTGGCTACCGCATGGAGTGAAGCGAAATAGTTCAAGCTGCTGTTCCAGCTCTTCCTGGTTGATGGTGAAATCGCGACTAATGCGATACACCAACATATTTTTGAAAAACGGATTGTTCATTCTCGGTTCCTCAACGCCTCTGCACCGGCGCTAAAAAGTTAGTTTCTCCATACACAACAGAGAAGGGCACCTGCATTGGTCGGCGGCTTGCAGAGACCGCTTTCTTTTTGCCCGGGTGGATTGGGTTATGAGCCCGTCGCCCGGTGATGCCCTTTTCTGTTGCGTAAAAAGGGCGGTAACGAGGTAGAACATTATCTTCGTCCCCCTTGTATAAGGTTGAAGACCCTGGTACCGCCAAGACTACACACAGCAATAAGGTTGTGGCGCCAGATGCTTATCTTCTGGTTGTCTCAATGGACTGCAATTCACCACAACGAAGAGAACACTGCCGGTGTCCGAATCGAACGAACCTTTTCCCTGCCCAACCCTCCCAACTGAATGGGACTGTCTGGAATCGAACCAGCACTTATGCCTTGCTCGTCAATGCTCTCGTCGTTGCGCCCTGAAAAAGGCTGGCGGTTACCGGACAAGTGGGAAAACACCGGGCCGCCAGAACAGGGAGTTACTTGTTATTGCTTTGGCCTGCTTTTAACCACATCAGGCGTGGTGGTATCCTTCAAAGTCCCTACAACCCCGAAGGAATCAAAATGATTAATGGAATCGCTCACCTCTTTACGCAGATCAAAAGCAATATTGCTCAACTTCGCGGTATCCAAATCAGTGGCTATGTTGATAGCTCTGAAGTTTCCTGTGTCACAAACCGCGCCGTGCTAATCTGTGCTCTCGACATCATTCTCTATGAGCACCGTAAAAAGTACGGGAATCAACTCAATGGACTTAACGGAAAACAGGCTCTTCACCACAAGTTGCTTCTCAAATACAAATGGCCGCTGTCAGTAATTCGAGATTTAACACTTACTGATGCGCTGCTTGCCCTGCACGATGAAATCCAGTTCTCTGCTCTTCCGGAGCCAGCAAGTGAATATCTCTCGCGCATTACTCACTCAAATTACCCAGTTAACTTCCCTGATTATTTGGACGCTGAATGGGACCCTGAGTTGTCCGAGAAATTTCTAATTGAGATTCAAGGGTAGCTTCAGTGATCATTGAATCCACTTCTTCAAGCCTCCGCACACAGGAGGCTTTATCCATATGTAACTGACGAAGATGCGCCATTGCTTCGACCTTCTTACACAGCCACTGATAAAGCTCTTCGTTGCTCATGCTACCGGCATAAATATGTGGTTCGTTCTCTTTCATCCTGAAGCCCCTTTAGAATTTATGTGTTAGCGAATCATCCCGGCCTTCATATGCCCCGGGCGGCTACTTCGTGGGCGTCCTGCCTGTTCGCTATGGAGTAGACAATAAAATTAAATTGCGAATAACGCAAGTATTAAATTGCGATTTGCGCAATATCGAGGCGTAAAAAAAACCGCCGTAAAGGCGGTTTCAACATTGATATGTAGTGTCAGGCGTGGCGTTTGAATGATTGAGATTGGCTTATCATTACCTTCCCAAAAATGTAAAAACGGTGTTCGTTTGTCTCATCCACAGACCATTCTCTATATTTTGGGTTATCCGATATCACCAACAACTTATCAGGTATCATCTGTAATCGTTTGACGTAAATTTTATCATCAAAACCAAATACATATATTCCATCACCATCGAATTCATGAATAGAGATATCAACGAAGAGAAGATCACCAGGTTCGATAGTCTCAGCCATACTGTCGCCTCGAACGTTGATTACTTTTACTTGATCTGCCGTTCTTCCGCCGAACATCGCTAGCGCACGTTCATTGTTGTATTCGATTGACCTGATGACATCAATAATATCGCTGCCTTGAATAAAGCCACCACCAGCGCTGGCACTTACATCAAGAATCTCCACTCTAAACACAGATCCATCTCCAGAATGTGGGTTACTACCACTGTATTCACATACAGTAGTTTTATTTCCGCCTGGAGTAAATAGATCAGCAACGCTAACGCCTAAAGCTTGAGCATATTTGCTAAGTGATTGTTCAGTAAATGACTTCTGTTTGCCGGTTTCTACGCGCGAGATGTTAGCTCCGTCGACACCAACGGCTTCAGCAAGATCAGCGATTTTTAGACCCTTCGCTGTGCGAAGTTCTCTTATGCGGTTTCCTATGTTCATGCGTCTATTACATGTTTTTTTTGCGTGATGTGCAAAGCAACTTGCGCAAGTCGTACGTTCCAATTAATATGCGTATTACGCAATTAAAGGGGGGTATATGCAATCACCGTTACGAATCTTGCGTAAATCGCAAGGTATGACTCTTTCCTGTGTAGCAAAAGGGGTTGATATCGACCCGGGAAATCTAAGTCGGATAGAGCGAGGGCAGCAAATTGCTTCCCTAGATATTGCTGAACGTCTAGTCCGTTTCTTCTCGGGAAAAATCAATGAGCTAGAAATTCTTTACCCACATCGCTATTCGAACTGTACAGGCGCGAGTACAGACATAAAACCACAGGAATAAGGGGTTAACCGTGGGTAACGAACCTATTTGGAAAGTCGAACGTCAGCCAGCATGGCTGGTGGCGGCGATAAAAAAAACGATCACCGATCTACCCGGTGGTTATGCCGAGGCAGCGGAATGGTTGGGTGTGACAGAGAACGCATTGTTTAACCGCCTTCGTGTCGACGGAGATCAGATCTTCCCTATGGGATGGGCGATGGTATTACAGAAAGCCGCCGGTGTTAGCTACATAGCTGATGCGTTTTCTCGCCAAACAGATAACGGGATCCATATCCCGGGTGCGGCACCAGAAACAGAGAACGAAGAGATTGGCTTAAAACTGGCTGAGCTGGTGGGCAGGCTTGGTGACCTGGTTAACGCATATCGTCGATACATCGATGATGGTGTGGTTGATAAAGGGGAGTGGGACAGTCTGAACGAAATCGCCTACCAGTTCCGGGTAACGCTTATGACGTTTCTGAACCTGATTTCACGAGTCTATTGCCTTCCAGAAAAGAGTGACGCCCGCGAGTGTGCAGCTCCGGGCGCCTTGGCGAACAACTCTTCGAGTATGGAGAAATAATCCGCATGAGCAATTTAATCGTAAATCCTCACTTACCGCAACTGCGAATGATCCCGGTTCCTGGTCTTCCGCTGTTTCGGTATGAATGCAAAGTATCAAATCGCTGGGTGTCATGTAACCACAGCCAGGCTGCCGTAATTGTGGGGGTCTACTATCGGAGGGCAAAACGCCTGCGCGCGAACTTAACCGAAGGTTCAAAGATTACCGCGGAGTGCCAGTCCGTGTTATCCGCTGGGAGCCAGAAACACAGCGCGTTATCTACCTGCGAGATGGCTATCCACACGAATGCTTCAGCCCACTTGAGCATTTCAGGCAAAAGTTCAGGGAGATAACGGACGATCATGAGCACTAAATTAACCGGCTACGTATGGGATGGTTGCGCAGCGTCGGGCATGAAGTTGTCTAGTGTCGCGATCATGGCTCGCCTTGCTGATTTCAGCAGCGATGAAGGTGTGTGCTGGCCGTCCATTGAAACTATTGCTCGCCAGCTTGGCGCGGGTCCGAGCACCATTAGAACAGCAATCGCTAAGCTTGAAAAAGATGGCTGGCTCACGCGTACACAGCGCCGTAATGGTAACCGTAATGCATCGAACGTGTACCGCCTGAATGTGGCGAAACTTCAGGCTGCCGCATTTTCTCAACTGTCAGATTCTGACACGTCAAAATCTGACGCATCAAAATTTGACACCTCAAAAACTGACCCATCGGAATCTGGCAAAAACAGCGGTTTTGACCCGTCAGAATCTGGCGGGGATCCGTCAGTAAAATCAAAACAAGATCCACAAGTAACTTCAAAACCCTCTTGTCCGGTTGCTGCGCAACCTGACCCTGAGGTTGTGATTACTGATCAGGCCAGACAGGTCTTGTCTTACCTGAACCAGACAACTGGCTCACGCTACCAGGTATGCAGTACGTCGCTGGAGAATATTCGCGCCCGTCTTCGGGAACAATTTACGGTTGATGACCTGTGCCTGGTAGTGGATTACAAAAATGCCGATTGGCGTGATAGCGAGCAGGCGCAATATCTCCGCCCGGCAACTCTGTTTATTCCAAAAAACTTCCCTGGTTACCTGCAAAGCGCGACCAAATGGTCCAGTGCTGGGCGGCCTGAACGAGTTAACGGCAAATGGGAGACTAACTCAGCCAGCCGCGCAAACTTCCAGAGTGTTGATTACTCACTGCCAGAAAATTCGGGGTTCCGTTCATGATGACAAATAAATATTGCCTAGCGCTGTCGGCACTGCGTAGCCAACCAGCCCACGAATTGAAAGAAGTTGGCGATCAGTGGCGGACACCGGATCTGCTTTTTTGGGGGATTAACGCGCTATTTGGTCCATTAGTTCTGGATTTGTTTGCTGACGACGACAACGCGAAATGCCCGGCATGGTACACCGCCGAAGATAACGCGCTGACGCAGGACTGGTCTGAACGTCTGGCTGAACTGGGTGGCGCTGGCTATGGCAACCCACCGTATAGCCGTTCGCAGTACCACGAGAAGCAGGCGATCACCGGCATGACGCACATCATGAACTACGCAGCAGCCCAGCGCGAGAAGGGCGGTCGCTATGTATTCCTGATAAAAGCCGCGCCGAGTGAAACGTGGTGGCCGGAAGATGCCGATCACATTGTATTCATTCGCGGGCGCATTGGGTTCGATCTGCCTGTGTGGTTTGTACCTGCTGACGAAAAACAGAAGCCCACCAGCGCGTTTTTTGCCGGTGCCATAGCTGTATTCGATAAGTCATGGCGTGGTGAGCGGTTCAGCTACATCAACCGCACAGAACTGGAGGCAAAAGGGCGTGCTTCTATGGCTCTGGCCACGTTTGTCGCCGCGAAGGTTCAGCCACCAGCAGTGCAACCACGTGAAATGCCCGCTGCTGTGCCGCTGTCATTGCCAGAAGTTGAATCACGCATCTGGCCACTTGAGGTGGGTATTGTGTTTAACCAGGTGGAAGGGGCTGACATGCTGGAGGAACCACAGCAGAACAAGCTGAAAGCCAATATCAATCAACTATGGCTGGAACGAACGGCCACCAGCGAAATCATCACAATCGCGCAAGGTCTTGTCGACAGCATGCGGGGGGTAACTCATGCGTGAAACAGTCTTTTATCTCCATGCTGGCATAGCGCCTATTTCGGATGTTGTTCAACGTGTTCGTCACTATAGCGGGAAAGTTGAGGTATGTTTCAGGAATTATGACGGAGGCTTTTAATGAGGCTCATACTCCCATTTCCACCCAGCGTGAACACCTACTGGCGCGCCCCTAACAAGGGGCCGCTGGCCGGTCGTCACCTCATTAGCGCTGATGGCCGTAAATACCAGAGCGCTGCCTGCGTGGCGATCATTGAGCAATTACGACGTCTCCCGAAGCCATCGACTGAACTGGCAGCGGTAGAAATCACTCTGTACCCGCCGGATGCGCGCCGCCGGGATATCGATAATTACAACAAAGCCCTGTTTGACGCGCTGACGCATGCGGGTGTCTGGGAAGACGACAGCCAGATTAAGCGCATGCTGGTGGAATGGGGACCCGTTGTGCCGAAAGGTCGGGTAGAGATAACAATCAGCAGATATGAACCGGCGGGTGCAGCCGCCTGATATGGAGAAAAGTATGAGCCAGTTAGCAACAACAGCGTTAACCATGTCCAGCAGCGATATTGCTGAGCTGGTGGAATCAAGACATGACCATGTTAAACGGTCCATTGAGCGCCTGGCAGAGCGCGGTGTTATTGAACTCCCCCCAATGGGGGAAGTTAGAAATCATCTCAATCAGTCGGTATCGGTTTATCTGATAGGGAAGCGGGACAGTTATATCGTTGTCGCGCAGCTGTCGCCGGAGTTTACCGCGCGTCTGGTTGATCGCTGGCAGGAGCTTGAGCAGGCACAGCAGCAGACGATTCCTCAATCATTCTCTGAAGCCCTACGTCTTGCAGCTGACCTTGCAGAACAAAAACAGCAGTTGACTAACGAACTGGCTGCCGCGGCGCCGAAGGTAGAGTTTGTTGATCGGTACTGTACAGCCAGTGGGTCAATGTCATTCCGCCAGGTGGCAAAACTGCTTAAGGCCAAAGAGCCTGATCTGCGGCTATTCCTCCTTGAGAAGGACATCATGTATCGCCTTGGCGGAACGATGACCCCACGGCATCAGCATATTGATGCGGGCCGTTTTGAAGTGAAAACCGGCACATCCGTAACCTCAAACCATGCATTCAGCCAGGCACGCTTCACGCCGAAAGGCGTGCGCTGGATTGGTGGACTGTGGGCAGAACACATTGCCAGGGGGCAGGTCGCGTGAAAGCTCTGCTTACCCCCGAGATCGCCCATCGTATGGGGATTGTGCTGTTCCGTCCTGGTGCGGAGCTGATGCACCTCTTCATGCGTGGTCGCGTTCTGCTCGAGCCTGAACCAGAAGAAATGGCGTCATTCAGTACCGGGGCTGTTCCGGCAGCCATTCAGCCGCTGGCTGATGATCCGGTAATGCGTCAGGTCTTCGAGAATGAGAGGGTTATTCAGCGTGCCGGCGGGCTTCCTTCCCTTGAGCAATGGCTGAGTAATCGGTTTGAATGCCAGTGGCCACATTCAACGTGGCACGACAAGAACTTCACAACAATGCGGCACCCACCAGGAAGCATTCGCCTGTGCTGGCATTGCGATCACACTTTGTCGGGGCAGCATACCGAACAGCTTGCAGGTATAGCGGCAGGAAACCTGGTATCCTGGATTCTGGAAGTCATTCGGCGTGATTCTGGTTTTCCCGAGTCGCATATCCTGACGCTTCCGGAACTGTGCTGGTGGATGGTCAGAAACGACCTGGCTGATGTTATTCCGGAAAGCGTTGCTCACAAAGGGCTGCGCCTTCCGGATGAGAACATCCGCTCTGTCATGAGGGAAAGCGACATTGTGCCTTTA